ATTTAGATAAAACTGGTAATGGTTATGCAGTTGTAAGATTTTTACCTGCGTCTCAAGGTGAAGATATGCCTTGGGTACAATACTTCGACCATGGTTTTCAAGGGCCAGGTGGATGGTATATAGAGAAGTCATTGACTACTCTTAATCAAAAAGACCCAGTATCAGAACACAATACTGAATTGTGGAATACTGGATTAGAGGCAAACAAAGATATTGCTAGGAAACAAAAAAGAAGATTGCACTATGTGTCTAATGTTCTTGTAGTTTCTGACCCAACACATCCAGAGAATGAAGGACAAGTCAAACTGTTCAGATATGGAAAGAAAATCTTTGAAATGTTGAAAGACAAAATGCAACCACAATTTGAGGATGAAACACCAATGAATCCTTTTGATTTGTGGGAAGGTGCAGACTTTAAAATTAAAGTTCGTAAAGTAGATGGTTACTGGAACTATGATAAGTCTGAGTTTGCAACTCCAAAACCATTATCAGATGATGATGCAAAATTGGAAGCAGTTTGGAATAGTCAACATTCTCTAAAAGAGGTGATTGCACCAGACCAGTTCAAATCTTATGATGAACTAAAACAAAAACTCGACAGAGTTTTAGGAATGACAGCATCGACTGCTACTGCAGCTTCAACTGCATCAGACTTTGATGATGTTGCATTTCCAAGTCCAGAACCAACAATTGCAGAACCTACAACTGCTACAACAGATGTAGATGAAGATGAGTCAATCTCATACTTTCAAAAACTTGCAAATGATGTGTAAGGATTGTCAATCCAAAGTAAATTGATTTATAAATATACTATGCACTAAAGGATTGACCTAGGGGACTCGTGTTATTGACGAGTGAGTTATACCAAGTAGGATGGTTGAGGTTTGGGTATACAATCGAGGTAAGATATCGTTGCGGCAGTGGATATCAAGTTAGAGAGCGGGAAAAATGAGGGGCTCCTAACACTTCTAATTAATCATGGGAAAAGGTTCTAAAAGGAGGCCTACAGTGGTCAGTGATAAACAGTTTCAAGATAACTGGGAAAAAGCATTTGGTAAAAAAGAACCAAAGGTTAAACCACATAAGAAAACACCAAAACATGGACAGACTCAAGTCCATCAAGACAAAACTAAGTATAAAAGAAAGGATAAGTATCCTTCACCTAACTATGAAGGGCCTTGGGGTAAAGATATGGGGTTAACTTAAAGTATTGTTATGAATATAGTTATGAACTGCTTTAGCACCAGTTGCTCGATAAGATTGTTTAACAACATTATTTACTTGACTTACTTGAGGTTGCATAATTGCATTATTAATAGTTTGACCTGCTTCTGCATTAGACATACCTTGTAATTGAGGAGTTGTTGGAGCAGTTACACCAAAGTTTAATACAACTTTATCCATACCTCTTAAAGAGTCTCTTAACCCTTTTAGATTTTCTATTTTACTATCGTCTAAACCACCTAATGCTTTTGATATAGATGTAACACCAACACCTAAAGCTTCCATTTCACCACCAATTCCAGGCGTAAAATCTATGGTTGCAAGTCTTTCTAATTGGTCAACACCACCAACACCAAAAAAGTCTGCAACTGCTTCTCCTAAAGTTGTTTGGGGTAGTTCAAATCCAGTTAATGCACCTTTAAGTTCTGTAAGGTTATGTACTGTTTGTCCCATACCTTTTTCATAAGGTTTTAATGCATTTGCAAGTTTGTGTAAAGGATGTTCAAAGAAACTACCAATTGAAAAACCACCACTGCCTGCATCCATTAGTTGTTTAATATCACCAGACACACTAGCAATTTCTGATATGTTTCCTTTTATTCTAGGAACATTCATATTTTCAAAAGGTAAAATACTTTCTGCAAAATTACCAAGTCCTTTACCCATTAAGACTAAAGTACCAACTAGAGCCATGATTGCTAATGCACCAGCTCCCATGATTAATGCACCAATACCAGAAGTTACAATTGTACCTAAAACTCCCATTAAAGTTGCAAGACCTAACATACTACCAAGAACTTTAAGCATATTGACTTTACCAAATGCTTCCATTCCATCGAATGCTCCCATCTTGTCACCAAGTGCAAATGCACCAAAAATACCAGTGAATCCTACACCTAATGCAAGACCACCTATTGCTAATGCAGCTGCAAATTTCAAAGCACCTTTTGCAAATATTCCCATACCAGTTGCAGCTGCAGCTAATCCAGCACCAGCAGGGCCTCCAACAGCAGCTGCAACTCCTAAGAATATAGATGCAGCTCTAAATGAACCACCACCTTGTGCTTCATCACCACCACCTTCTTCTACTGGTTGGTTATCTCCACCTAAAACTGTTTGTCCAGATATTGCAGCCTTATTTTGTGTTCTTAATTGTTGTTCTTGAATTTTAGCATTCTTTTGATTTATTTTGAGATTGGTCTCGTCTATTTTTAGTCGTTTTTTGTCAGTCTTTTTACCAAATAGTCTATCTTTAGCAGCGAGTGCTAGTCTAATTAAGACTGATTTTAAACTTTGTCCTATAAATGTAAGTATAGTACCGAGGAATGGTATTTGTTGTAATAAACCAACAGCAGGGCCAAAGAAACTTAATATTTTATCAAAGTCTCCTCTAAGATTTTGTTGTAATGATTGACCAATTCCAGCAGCAGTTAAATTACCACCTTCTTGGACAGACTTTTTCATCTCTTCAAAAGTACCACCAGCAAACTTAACAAAGGTTCTTTCAAACCCATCAAGATTTCTACCAAACTTTTGAAACTCTTCTATAGATTTCTTCTCTGCTTCTAATTTCATTATTTCTGGATTAGTAGAGACATCTTGTCCAGTTGATTCTAATGTGTCATTTAAAGTTGAAAGTCTATCTTTCACCATGTCTAGTTGTTCAGAACTTTTTGCAAGAATCATGGCAGATTCTTTAGAATAACCAGTTTGTTCTAGGACTGCAGCTGTATTTGCTCTTTTTGCTTGAGCTTCAGATAGTCCTTCGATTGCATCAACTGCCTTCTCGAATTTTTTATTCGCTGCATCTTGTCCCTTAGTAGTTTTTGCCTCAGACTTTCTTAGTTGAGTCAAAAGTTTATCTATTAAAGGTTGTGCTTCCTTATTGGTTAGTGGACTATCTTCTGCCATAATACTATTTATTTACTATTGTTATTTGAATCGTGTTCTTTAGCTGCACTATTTACATATAGTCCAAACCAAGCAGCTCCAGCTCCTACCAGAATACTGATAAGACCAGACTGTTCCATTGTCGGTGCTTCTAATCCTATGAACCACATTACTACGAAGTAAATTAAGAATATGTACACACTTAAGAATGCACGAGGCCATATTCTCCAACTATCTACTGCTCTTGCAAGGAATATCCATTTTTGCCATGGATTTTTCTTGTCATCGTGTTCTAACTCGAATATTTTTTGTTTGAGGTCATTGTTCTCTGTAACCATTTCCATAAACTTGCTTAAGTCTATTTCAACTTCATTACGACTCATATCACCACTAAACTTTTCTCTATCACTCATAATACTCTCCTATCTTCTATTTTGAGCTTGTTTATACTTCAACTCCTCATCTTCGAGATGTTGTAGTAGTAGGGAAACATATATTTCCCTTTCCCATGGATGCATATCATCCAGTTCGTTTAGTGACCAACCATGATGTTGGATTAAACCAAAGTTTGTTTGAATATAATTTGCAAGTGTTTCATGAGAAAGGGTTAGACGAAAAAATTCTGTATTCCTTCTAACCTAACTTTACATGGTGTTCCACATTTACTGCAATTGTATTCGACATCCTTAATCAGTTTTGGTAAGCTACTAAACCATTCCATTATATTGTTAAATTGTTCTGTAGATAATTCATTAACAAAATCATTTAACTCTTTGGTTGTAAAATCACCTTTACTATGGACTTCTTCTGCATCAAATATAGATTCTATCGATTGTGCTAATACACTGAATATGTCACCAGAACCTATTTCAGATATATCTCCAATAGTTGATTGTATTTCGTTGAAATTAGGAACTTTTAGAGTTACACCAACACTATCTGTTAACATAATTTTATTATCCTTAACTTCTCCTTCAACATCAATACTCGATAAATCTACTTCTACAGTAGTTTGTCCATCACATGTAGGTTGGTTTTCACAACCAAGTACTACATTAGTGATTTCACCAACAGACTTAATCCTTACTTGTAAGAATAAGTATTCTAAGTCTGTATTCGATAAATCTCTAACAGTGTCTTTCGACTCAGTTAAAGTGCAACACGAGTCAACTAAGTTGACAACAGTGTTAGATATCGTTTTAACTTCTCCATCTTCTAGTGCTTGAAGTAATACCTTTTGTTCACCTACAGTGAATGGTCGGTATTTTGCTTCTCTACCAGAGATAGGTAACTTACAAAAATACTCTATAGTATTTAATTTAGGTAATGCCATAATATACTCCTATCAATTAATCAAAGATTGCGTCTTCGATTTTACCTCTTACCTTGTTTCCAAGTTTAGAAAAATATTTATCCAAATAACCAGTAATTAGGTTAGATGGTTTAGAATTAGTAAATTCACTATTCCAATATCTATATCTAAATTGTGCGTTAAATTTCATTACATCTGTATTCTCATATCCTACATTTATTACACCTAACTGTAATGGAAATGCATCAGTCATAATACATCTGTAATTAACAAAATCATTTTTATCTAACATTTCTAGTAATATAACTCCAGTATAATCATCATGAAATCTACTGTGAAAATTACCACCTTGAAATGAATTTATTTGTGATTGCCACAATTCAATCAACTCTCTTTCTTCGAAATCGTTTGTCATATAAAAAGAACAATCAAACTGGTCATATTGTGGTTTGTGAGGGATTGCTCTTTTAGGCCCATATTCTGATTCCTCTTGAGTAAAGAAACCTCTGCCAGGCATAGTTGCAGATTCACATTTTAATCCTCTGATTGATAGACCACCAGTCTTTGCACCAGTACCAAACATTGATATATTATATCTATTGGGTCTTTGCAGATTATCCATCTGTGCTTTAAATCTTTCTAATTTCATCCTGCTATTTTCTTCCTACTTTCTTTCCAGACATTATCCATCGTAGACTTTCTAAATGATTCAGTTGGTAGAAATATTGCAATCTCCCAATCTGCTGAGTCTACTATTGCAAAACTGCTTCGTATCTGACTGGTTAAATAATGTTTTACACATGCTTTAAAATATGGTTTACCACTGATACCTTTAAGTAATTTATATGTGACATTAAATCTAGTTGATTCATCATACTTAGTATTATTTGTTCGGTCATATAATTGGTCTAAAAACTGAGCTCTCAATGTATGTGGTAAATAATGCAAGTTTAATCCTAAAAAACCACCTTTTGCTGGTTCTATAGGTATTGTAAGAGGGAATCTATCGTAATAAGGTAAGGTTTGTTTATGTTTAGGGTCATACATGTACATATACATGTCACCATATATGAACCTTTTTCTATTTCTTGCATCTTTCATCAATTGGTTTCTATTGACACCTTTTATTTGAGAGACACGAGTTCTAAACCATCTCATGGACTCTTTAGTCCTTGCTTGGATTCCACCTCTAAAGGCTTCTCTTTCTAACTTGTCGAATAATCCTGCCATACATGTATTTATACCACTTTGACAGATAGGTACATATTTTTGTATAATACTCTTGTAATTAAGTGAGGAAATATGAATAAAACATTAATTAAAGAACTGTCAAAGATTAAAACTCCAGAACAGTTAGCAGAAGTTTACAACTTCGGTAAAGATATATTAGATGCACTTGCAAAGGCATCTTTTAAAGAAGGTGACAGTGTGTTTGTTGTTCAAAAAACTAAAAAGACTTTTGGAACAATTCTTGAAATTAAACAAAAGAAAGCAATTGTTCAAATGAGAGGTAAAGCATACAGAGTTCCCTTTTCAATGTTAGAATCAACTAATGATTTAGGTGTTTCTAATGGAAGTAAGAAAAAAGTAAAGATTTTAAATAATAAGTGAGGTTTGGAGATATGGATTTATAATAAAGTAACGGCATGACCCCATAGGTCGTAGGGGATAATCCCAGACAGGAGAATAATGAAGTGGTCGCTCCCTTCCCTAGGTCTGGAAGAGTTAGGAAAGACGAATGAAACATAAGAACCCTCGTCTTTCTTGCTATTTG